AAGGATTAAAATATGCCAGGTTTGTATGGAATTACAGGTAACGCTAACGTAGCCGTTGCTAATACTCCAGGATTGTATATCAATTCTGGTGCTTCACCAATCATCAGTAATGCTCAACAATTATTAGATTTGTTAAGCAACAACGGTACGGTTTATTTCCAATTGGATCCTGCAACTGGTTATAGCCAAGTTGAGGCCTTTGTATCCAACGTTGGCGGACCAAGTGGTAATCTTTCTTTGCGATTGGTAGGCGACGTTACAGGTTTTGGTTTTGTTGGCAATAGTATTACTACCACATTAAGCAATACTGCTGTTACTGCAGGCACCTATGGATCCAATAGTTTAATTCCTGTTATTACGGTTGATGCCAAAGGTCGCGTAGAAAGTGTTACCGTTAGCAATGTGGCAACTTATTTGCCAGGTGATCCTACTATTGCCAGTATTATATCAAACGTAGCCATACTACAAAGTGAAGTGTATGGCAACACACAATTGGCTGCATACTTGTTAGGCAGTATCTATACAGGTACCATCAACAATCAAAACAATATTATTAACCAAGGCAGTTTGACCAACTATGGCAATATCAACAATGCTGGTAGTGTAAATTCTGCTAATGTTGTTGTAAGCAATGGCATATTTTGGTCAAATGGTACTCCTTTTGCCAGTTCAAATTATGGCAACTCTAACGTAGCGGCCTACATGCCAGGTTATTTAAGTACCTATACAGGTAACTTGTCTGCTGGTAATTTAACCGTTTCTGGTAATTTAAATCTTGCTGGCAATGTATTCTTTACCAATATCAATACTATTGTTACAACCACAATCATAGCAAACTCAACAACACCAAGTACCAGCACAGGTACAGGTGCCATTATCACGTATGGTGGGTTGGGTGTTGCTGGTAACGTATGGGCTGCAGATGTTTATAGTAATGGATTTTTCTTTGCCAATGGCTCAGGTTATTTTAATCAAGCAGCAACAGCCGCTTACCTAGCAGGCAACACTGATCCAACAATCAGTAATTTAAATGCCAATGCCGCTGTACAAGCAACACAAATCAACACATTGTTTAGTAATGCCGCTGTACAACAAACTGAAATTAACAGCATTATTAGTGGAATAAATGCCAATGTGGTTACTGCATTAAAGAGCATTAATCCTGTTATTATTGGTCTTGGTGCAAATGCATATCCAACAGGCACAGGCGTAAGCATTGGTGAAAACGCAGGCAATGGATTAAACACTAATAGTGTTTATATTGGTCAAGGTGCTGGTAATGCCGCTGTAAGCGGAGGTGGTAGTGCAGTTGCTATTGGACAACAAGCAGGCGGACAAATACAATCACAATCAGTTGCTATTGGTACCTTTGCACAAGAAAGTGGATCAAGCGAATATTCTGTTGCCATTGGTTATGCCGCTGGCCAAACTAATCAAGGTGGTGGTGCTGTTGCTATTGGTCAGTATGCTGGTCAAACCAACCAAGCATCTGAAAGTATTGCACTCAATGCCAGTGAAGCCGCATTAAATCCAAGTACCTCTGGTTTCTTTGTAAGTCCAGTGCGTTCAATTGGCACAGGATTAACCAGTCTTAATTTGGCATTTTACAATACCAGTACAAATGAATTTACCAGTTATGGGTCTGAACAAGCATTAAGCAGTTTATTACCTGCTTATACCAACACTATCAATGCAGCCAGTGTTAATATTTTTGGTAATGCTACACAATCGTATGGTATATTAAACATTGGTAGTAGTCTAGGCACCACCAATACTTTGACCGTTTATCCACAGACAAGTGGTGCAATCGCTTACTTTACCTATGCCAATGGTGTGTCAAATACTACTGGCACATTAACCTTTTCTAGTCAGGTATCAGTATCTGGTAATGCATCATTGGGAAATTATGCGACAATTGGCCAGGGAATTAATCTTACACAAGGTAACATTGTTTTACAAGCACTTTCTTCTGTTGGTGGTTGGGTTATTGGTTCTGCTGCAAATATTGGAAATGTGTATTCCAACAATACTATCAGCGGCAAGGTATATTCTAACAATTATCTATTTGCCAATGGCGTAAGCATTTTAACAACTATTAATTATGGTAATACACAGGTTGCCGCTTACCTAGCCAGCAATACAGATCCCACTATCAGTAATTTAAATGCTAATGCGGCTGCTCAAGCTGTGGCATTGAATACCTTAAACGCCAATGTAGGTGCATTTGAAACTTATGCCAACATAACATTTGGTACCAGCAATTATGGCAATTCCAATGTGGCCACTTATTTGCCAACCTATGCAGGTAATGTTGGTAGTCAAGGTAGTACTGCATATTTCCTTGGAAATGCCGCAAGTCTTACTGGAAACCTATTGGTTGGAACACCAGGAGGCACAAGCGTAAAAATTACGCCAGGATCTATTGCAGCAAGCAACTCTACTTTGTTTATTAATGGTATTACAAACTATGGTGCATTACAAACTGGTCAAATTAACAATGCTGGTAGTGGAATTAATATTGGAACATCAGGTGATTCTGTATTTGTAGGTACCCAATTTGCTAATGGAGTATCAACAGAAATTAGTGGTAGTCCTGTTTTAATTTATGGTTGTGGATCTTCAGGAGAACCAAGTGTTAGCATTTGGTCTACACATTCAAATGGTGATCCCATAGGTACAGGTAATATTGATATCAAAAGTAAATATATTACTTTTAATAATGCTAATTTTATTGTTGGAAACGTTATCACCAGCACAGCCAACATTAGTACCACACAATATTTTACAGGCAATGGATATTATCTAACTGGTATTACTGCAGGTAGTACCTATGGCAATGCCAACGTGGCCGCGTATTTGCCAATCTACAATGGCAATATTGAAGCAGCCAATGTAAACATTAGCCAATTTATAACATTGTCTACTCCAAATAATCCCACTTATGCCAAGGGTCTAATGTGGTATGACAGCATACAAGATAGTGTATCATACTACAATAGTGTAACCAACAATGAAGTTAATGTTGGTCAAGAAACACAATTTAGAGCCTATAACAATACTGGATCAACTATTGTTCAAGGTGCTCCTGTTTATATCAATGGAGCATTTGGTTCTTGGCCTAATATTGCTCTAGCTCAAGGCAATACATTAGCATCAGCACAAGTAGCTGGTGTGGCTAATCAGGCTATTCCAGCTGGATCATATGGTTATGTGGTTTCATCTGGTACAGTGGCTAATATTTTACTAGTATCATATCAAGCTGGTGATAGCTTATATCTAAGTTCAACTACACCAGGCGTATTACAAAATTATCCACCAGCAACAGGTTATGTAACTCGTGTTGGTTATGTCAGTTATAATGGCGCACAAGGTCGTTTTATAACCAGCATTACCAATCCTATAAACAATCAGCAATTTGGTAATCTAACGGTTACTGGTAATTTGAATGGCAACAATGCCACAATTACCAATTTAACCACCAGCGGTAATACCAATACCACTGGAACAACTACAACAGGTAATTTGATTACTACCTCAGGTGTTTATTGGGCCAATGGTGCTCCATATTCCGCAGGTGGATCATCAGGTGTAAGCCAAATTATTGCTGGCACAGGCATCAGTATTAGTCCTGTAGGCGGTACAGGTGTAGTTACAATTACCAACACAGGTGGTGGTTCAGGTAGTTATGGCAACGCCAACGTGGCCGCTTATTTGCCAACCTACACAGGCGATATAGGCAGTTTCCTTTATCCTGCTGGCACAGGATATTTTACCAGTGTTGGAGGTACCTTAACCACTGCCGCACAACCCAATATAACCAGCATTACTGGATATAATTATAACAATGCTGGAGCTACAACAATTACAGGTGTTGGTTCCGTAGATATTCAAGCAAGTTCAGGAGCAGGTGGTATTATTGTATTAGGTGATACCAGTGATACCACTGAAGTTGGTATCAATGGTTATCTAAATATTGTTGGGGGCGATCCTAATGGAAATGCTGTCATTGCTAATAACGGTAATATTATTGTCAAACCAGGTTATTATTTTGTTGGTGATGGTAGCCAATTGGTCAACCTACCTGCTCAACCAAGTACCTATAGCAATACTAACGTTGCAGCATATTTGACCACGGCAAGTTTAGGTAGTACCTATGCGGCCAATACCATAGTACAAGGTACGCAGGTATTCATTGGAGGATCTAGTGAAGTACTTGTTCCTACCAGCCAATTCCAAGTAAAATCTGATACTATTCAATTACTTCCAAGTACATCACCTAATTATAACCCAGGTGTAGCATTTGTTACTATTGCGTCTGATACCAATGTCAATGGAGGTAATTTAACTGCACGTGCCCAATCAAATGATTCTATAAATTATTTTGGTGGTAATATTATTGCCATTGGTACCAATGGTGTTGGTGGTTATTTTGTTGGTAATGGAGCATTTTTAACTGGTATTGTTTCAAGTTATGGCAATGCCAATGTAGCAGCTTATTTGACCTCTGGTGCCACTGGTGTTACAGCAAATCTTGGTAATATTGTTACTACCTCAGGTGTATTCTGGGCCAATGGTGTTTCATATTCATCATTCTCAGGCAATTTGGCAGGCAAAGTGTTATATGATAGTGTAAATCAACGTGTGTTTGCCAATGCTTATCCTTTGAGCACACCAACGCTTGGTAGCAGTTACAAAGGCAGTTTAAGTAACAACACATTTACCTATGCACCTGTTTATGTTAATGGTGTATTGGCAGCACCAACTTCACAGACTGCAAATCAAACTCAAAATAGCATTGCTGTTGGATTTGTTCAATCTGCCAACGTGAGCTATACTGGTTCAGGTCAAACCAGTCAAAACAGAATAACCACTGGTGCAGTATTGTATTCAGGTTTTTGGCCACAAACTGGCAATGCGTTTACCCTGCAAGATCGTGTGTATGGTAGCCGTCAATATCTTGACATGTTTATGTCTGGCCAAACTTATGGACCCATGGTGGCTAATACCGCCACAGCAGGTGCATCAACCATAGGTGCCGCTGGACCACAGACAACCATTAATGGATTTGGTAACGTATCCAGCGTGATTGGTGTGGGCGGAAGTATTCAGGTCGTTCCTGCAGGTGCCGCTACGGCTAACGTGTTATATGCTACTGGTTCATTCAGTAATATAACTTTTAATAGCATCAACGGCGGCACAGCCACAGCCAACATTCAATATGCACGTTTGTTTAGTGGTTGCGTAGCTTCATTCAGTTCAAGTTTAACCTGTTTGAACGCTATTGGCCTGCATACATTTTCAGGTTGGGCAGGTACCATTGGTACAGCATCAGCAGGTGCACAACGAGCCTATAGTGTATTGAACGAAGACAGCTCTACCTTAATACAAACCAATGGTAATATCGTAATCAACAATACTGCCACAACTGGTTATATGCAGTTGGGTGTGTTTACCGTTGCACAATTGGCCGCAACAGGTGTAGCAGGTCAGATAGTTGCAGTCAGCAATGGCAGCACTGGTGGACAAACAGGAGGAAGTTTGGCCTATTGGGACACAACCAACAATCAATGGTCATGGGTAAGTAGTCCAGGCACTAAAGTAGCATAAGGATAAATTATGGCAATGCAAACGGTTAAAACGCCTTTTACCAACATGACATTCACTCCTGATGTACCATCCAGTGCATTAGGAGCCAATGAATATAATGTGGGTCAAAACATAGAAACTGATGTAAGATCAGTTAAAAGTGTTCTAGGCGAAGTGGGAATACTAAGCAGTATTCCTGGCAATCCAATATTTGTTACATCTGGCTTTGATGTCAATAATAACTATTGGTTTATTGTTGCTACCAGTCAAGGTAAATGGTACGCAATTGACACCGCTGGTATTACCAATATTACACCCAGCGTTGGCACATTTACAGGATATAGTGTCAATACCGTTATTACAGCCAGTTGGTGTGGCGCCGTGGTATTTTTAAACGATCAAACCAATCCTCCTATGTATTTTGAACCTGGTCAATGGAATCAGATCAGATTGTATGACAATGCACCAGACAACTATATTTGGAACTATGATGTCAGTTATGATATTTTTGGAAATATTGTTCCTTTGTATTCAAGTCTAACAGCAGGCTTTTTACGTGTGTACAATAGTCCTAACCTGGGATCATTATTGGTAGCAGGAAATCTAACAGGTGTGGTAGCTCCAGGTGTGGTTTCACCAACGCCTGGCACCGTACAAAATTTACCAACCACCATACGCTGGAGTCAAAACTTTGGCGTCAACTCAGGTCCAACAACCTGGGTACCAACCATCAACAACGTGGCCAACGAATTGGCCATACCAGTGCGTGGTCCAGCTATTGATGGTTTTAGTTTAAATGGTAACTTTTATATATGCAGTTATTGGGACACCGTGGTCATGTCACCTATTGCATATCAGTCAAGTTATGCACCTGTATTTGGTATCAAGATTGTCAGCCAAGGTCGTGGACTTATAAATGAAAACTGCTGGGCTGTGGTTGACTCTGTGGCCTATGGTGTAGATGCCAGAGATATTTGGATGTTTAATGGTGGTACATTTACTCCATTGGGCGATCAAAAGATCAAAAATTATTTTTATAACAATTTAAATGCCAACTATACCAATCAGATTTTTATGATTAACAATACTGAAAAATATCAGATTGAGATCTATTACCCAGATTTAAATTCAACAGGTACTTGTAACCAAATGTTGTCATATCGTTATGATTTACAAATTTGGAATCCACCACGTCAGGTTGCCGCAGCAACTATGGCCACTGAAGCACCACGTGTGTTTGGTGGACAATTTAATCTGGCCACACGCGGTGTTGTGTATAGTACCTATAGTATTAATTCGCAATTAGTACAAAAAGACGTTGGCACAAGTTTTATTGGCGGTGGTGCAATCACAAGCCTATTTGAACGTGACAATATTAGTTTTGGTCAACCATATTCAGCAAGTGTGTTGGTGCATCGTGTGTTGCCAGAAGTATATGGCACGGGCAATGTTACCATTGCTGTAGGCGGAGCAGACTGCGTGGCCAATACTGCAACATACAATGCCAATGTGACCATGCCAATACAAACAAGTAATCCATGGGTGCAGATTGATCAGAATGAAGCACGTGTGGTTAGTATACAGGTTGGAACTACCAGTAATGTAAGCAGTTGGCAATTATCAGCGGCCAACTGGCAAGTAACGGTTGTTCAGGATACTCATTAATGTCAAATTTTGCATTAGATACCAATACCAGTTATGGTGATGTAATATCAAGTGTAAATTATCTTTTGGCTAATTTACCTCCTAACTTATCAGCCAATGCTATTATTGCACAGGCTGGTAATGTGGTAACCGTTAACTCTAACACAGGTGCGTTGTCAAGTAACTCTGTGGGTACCTTGAGTTATTTGTATGATTATGTAAACATCAAATATGCCAACAGCAGCACTGGTGGTACAGGATTTACCAGCAACAGCACAATGGCCACATATTATGGCACACACAATACCACAGATGGTAGTATTAGTAATAATCCAGTTGATTATCAATGGGTGCAGGTAGCAGGTGGATTTGGTACTACCAAAGGTTTATATCATACCAACCTAGGCGGTGGTAAAGTTTATTTTGCAGTTGCCACGGTAGCACCTAGCATTTATTATACTCCTGTCATAGATGACCAACCAATTTTTTTACAAAACTTGGCCAACAGCATTGTGGTGGCCAATAGCATACAACCAGGTGCGGTAACCAATGTGGCAATTGCGGCCAATACCATCATTGGCACCAATATCCAAGATCAAGCAATCACAGCATTACAAATTGCTTCACGCACACTGACCAACGCACAAATAGCATTAAGCACAATTACTGGCAATTTAGTTCAAAGCCAGACCTTGACAGGATCATTGATTGCCCTTAATACTATTACAGGCAACTTGGTAGCACAAAATACTATTACTGGTAATTTGATTGTTCCAGGAACAATTACAGGTAACTTGATTACCGCCAATACTACAATAACCAGCACCATCACCAGTTATGGTGTTACTCCAGGTGTAAATTCAGGTTATGGTTTTTGGATGACCAGTAATGTAGGTGATGCTTATTTTGGTGGCAACATTACAATTGGTAACAATGGTGTTATTGGTAATAATTTGGTTATTGGCAACAATGCTGTTATTGGTGGCAATCTAACGGTAGCTGGTTTGATTACCAGTGCCAATCTAAATGCCAATACCGTTGCAACCAGCACAATGCAACTTAACTCTGCAACTACTACAGGCGCAGTTAATAATAGCGGTTATGTTATTAATAATCCTATTGTAAGTTTTGGTAGTTATGATGGATCTTATTATAATTATCTTACTGGAAATTTAATTCCAGCTGGTGGTGTTGTACAAGCAACTACATCAATAGTTACTAATGTTATTAGCGGATATCTTGATGTTTCTGGAGTTACCAATACCAATGGCATATTTGGTGTACCACAAATGTATGCTGAATTATATCGTACTACTGATGGTATTAATTTTACTCCTATTAGTCAAACATTTATAACCACACCAGCTAGTCAACAATTTAATGCTACCTATGCACAAACAACGCAAACATTGCTACCAGTAAGATTGTCAGCAGTTTCTATTGTTGATGTTTTTACTATTACAAGTCCTACTAATGTGGGTTATTACTGGCTTTGGGGTGCATACATTAGTCAAACCAGCAATGTAAAACCTATACAATCAAATGTTACACTTGGTACCTATGGTGTAACGGTTACAAATTATAAGAGATAATATGATAATTAATAATCCTGATTTTAGTACTATCGTATTACCTACTCCTGTTAATCGTATTGGATTAGAAGATGGCGCAAGAAATGCTCGTGATCAATTGTTAAAAGACAATGTAGATACAATAAATCCTATACGTTATGCCGCATTGACTGCAGAACAACAACAAGAATTAGCCGCATATAGACAGGCGTTATTGGATGTACCGCAACAATCAACCTTTCCAAATAACATTGCGTGGCCAACCAAACCCACTTGGTTATAAAGGGTTAAATATAGATAGCGAAAGACACAATTATGGATGAAAATTTAGATAGCGGCAGTTATTGGGGTGATACTACTCCAATAGCACCAGATTATAGTTATACACCTAGCACTGATACAGGTGTGTACCCTGACCCAGGTTCACCAACTGGCTATAGTGATATCAATGGCAATCAAGTTGATTCAACTGGCCAATCAGTGACCTATGACAGCAAAGGTCAATTGGTTGACAGCAATGGCAACGTGATTGGGCAAGCAGGTCCATATCAATATACTCCAACAGATACCACAACCACTACAGATGCCAATGGTAACCTTGTTACCGTGGATCACAACGGCAATGTTGTGACACAAAATCAAAGTGGTGGATATGATCAATATGGTAATCCAATACCATCTACACCTGCTACCACAGCGGCTGCACAACAGGCTGCACAACAAGCCGCCCAACAAACTATTCAGCAACAAGGTGGAACACAAACTGGAACACAAAATAAAGGCCTATTAGGTAGTTTGTTGGGTGGATCAACTAATACAAATAACAATGGCAGCAGTAGCGGTTTATTGGGAACATTGGGTATGTTAGCCGCAGGTGCTGGGGTTGGTGCTTTATTATCAAATTTATTAAGTAATAAATCTAGTAGCAGTAGTTCAAGTGCTGCGCCTGCACAGGCCGCAACTATTGCACCTGGCAATTTACAATTTAACAAACTGACTGCACCTGGTATTAATCCAGGATATGCGATGGGTGCAAGTAGTGCTCCTGTATCAGGTCCAACAACCAATCTTGGTAAATTGGTTGGTCCTACATCTATACAAACAATTAATCCTACCAATTTAACGCCAGTGGCACCACAAGGACAATAAAATGAGTCAAGGCAAAAGCGGCGGATCATCAACAGGAACATCAAGTTCAGGATCAAATTCATTTGAAAATGAATTGATGGATTTTTTATTTGGTACACCAAGTAATCAATCTACATCTTCAATGCCATCTTATAGTCAACCACAACAACAAGTATATAACCAACCACAACAAAATCCAATAAGTCAAACAACACAAGGTATTGGTAATACTATTGCACAAGGTGTTAGCAATATATTTGGTGGAACATCTCAACCTGCGGCACAACCTGCGGCACAACCTACTTATACTGCTCCTGCGGCACAACCTACTTATACTGCTCCTGCGGCACAACCTACTTATGCTACATCTGCACCACGCACAGCCGCACCTGCATCAAGTTCTGGATTTGCCCCTGGTTCATTGGCCAGTCAATTGGTTGGCTCCACAGGTACCACAATGAGCAAAAGTTTGTTTGGTGGTCCAAATTCTGCAACTCAATTTACAACTCCGCCAAGCACAGAACAAATGGGACCAACCAATGCAGAGCTGGGATATAATCCTGTTGATCTAACATCAGGTAGCATTACAGACACATCAGGCAACAATTTAGATTTAAACACATTAGGTCTGGGTGGTGGTGGAGATTTTACAGGCTCAGGCGATTTTAATATACAACCTATAGAACCAACGTTTGATACAAGCCAATTTGATTTTAGTAGCGATTTTGGCGGTGACTTTGGCGGCGATTGGTAATATAGTTAAATACATAATAGACAAGGATAAGCAATATGAGTTATAATCAGGGTAAAACAAGTAGCAGTGGGACCACTACTACCAGCCCCGTAATCAGTGGCACACAAGGACAATACATAGGTAATCAAGCCCAATTAGGCACACAGGCTGCACAAGGTCTTGGTTCTGTGTTAGGTTCTGCTACTGATTTGTATAATCAAAGTGCAGGTGGAGTAAATCAAGCTGCCACTAATTTAGCACAAACAGGCAATGCCTTATCACAAAATTTAGGACAAGGTGGTGCTGGTGCTTATAGTTCTGGTATCAATGCATTAAGCAATATTTCAAGCCCTGCCTATCAACAAGCTGAAATTAATGCTGCGCTAATTCCTGCACAACAACAATATGCACAAAACATAGCGGCACAAAATGCAGGCTTTGGTGGCGCTGGACAAATTGGTTCAAGCCGTGCTGCCTTGGCAGGTCAACAATTGGCAGGCCAAAACATGTTGAATCAACAGCAGGCAGTTGGCTCAGTGTTAAACAACATCACCAACCAACAACTGACAGCAGGTCAAGGCCTTGGTTCATTGGGTTTACAAGGTGGACAACTTGGCCTAACAGGTGCACAAGCAGGTCTAACAGCAAGTCAAGCACCATTGAGTTACCTACAACAATTGGCCAATTTATATGGTGGCGTTGCTGGTACACAACAGGCCAATCCACAATTTAGTGGCACCATTGGTTCTACTACATCAACTGGTCAACAAGGTAACTCAACCAACGCTGGCATTACGCTATAAGGATCCAGAATGGGAATTTTAACTTCATACATAGGCAACCAAATGGGCAGTAACCCAGCCGCAAGCACTGGCGATTTTCTTGCCAACTATTTTGGACAACAATTGGGTGCCAACACCAATAATCCACAGGCCAACGTGCAACCACAATCAACCACTATCAACTACAATCAAGATGGTAGTGCTGAGGTTACACATAAACAAACCGTTGGCACCAATAGTCAGCCACAGGCTACAACACCACAGACTGCTGTACAACCTATTGCTCCTACAATGCCTGTCAGTTATCAAACTGCCATGGCAAATCAGACACCGCAACCTGCACCACAACCAGTGCCAGGCATGCAACCATTTCAAAATGCCACACAGGTTTCTAATGCTCCTGCTCAAATGCCACAAGCAACTGCTCCTGTTGCACCACAACCATACACACCACCACAAGCACCACAAGGTACATTTGGTCGTATGATTCAAGCTGAATCAGGTGGTCAACAATTTAATCCAGATGGTACCATTGTGACCAGTCCCAAAGGCGCTGTTGGTATAGCACAGGTCATGCCTACCACAGCGGCACAACCAGGCTATGGTGTAGCTCCTGCTACTCCACAAGAATTGGCTACACCACAAGGTAACATGTTGTTTGGTCAACGCTACTTTGAAGGTATGTATAATCATTTTGGTCAAGATCCAGAAAAGGCCGCGGCCGCTTATAATGCAGGCCCTGGCACAATTGAACGTGCCATGCAGACCGCTGATCAACGCGGTGGCACATGGAAAGATTACATTCCAAAAGAAACACAAGATTACCTTGCTAAAGTAATGCCAGCTGGTGAAAAAACAACTAAAAAAATTGGTCCTATCATTGCTGGTATTCCAAGCAGTGATGTTGGTATGACTCCAGAAGAACAAGCAGTACATCACATTGTATTAAATTCAGGCGATGTAAGTGCTTTAGGTCAAGGTACCTACGCAGGTGATCATTTGATTGATCCTGCTACCAAACGTGCCTATGCTGATGAACACGCTACGCAGTTAGAAAAAAATAAAATGCAAGCAGAAGCTGAAAAGAAAGTGCAACAAATTGTTGCCAACGGCGGTGCTGGCATGCAACGTGCTCTTAAAGAAGAAGGCGAAGAAGGTAGCTATTTAAAAGCCTATTTGTTTCATCGTTTAGGTTTAACTGACCTAGCCAAAAATGAACAACAAAAACTTGGCGCAGGTGACATGTGGGGTCAAACCATAGTTGATGGCAAACCAGCTTGGGTCAAATACAATGGTCAAGGAGCTCCTGTAAAAGGTTATAATTCAGAAGGTGAATTGTCTAGCAAAGACCTAATCAACACCTTAAATATGAAAGGTGTTACACAGCACACTGGTAAGATGCAAGACGTTACTACTGGTGAAATTTATTATGAACAAACAACGCCATTTGGTCCACGCTTAGTTGACAATCAGGGTAAAGTATATTCTGGTTCAAGTGCCAATTTACGTGCATACGGAATTGGTTCAGACGTAGCGACGAAAAATATTATACAGTTACAGACCTTGCGTAATGATCTTCTTAATAAACCATTGCAAGAACAAGCCAATTTCTTGGCCAAATTCAATGCTGAGAATGGTACAAACTATTCATTACCACAAGTGATCAATAGTCAGGCTCCAATGACAGCAGCGCCTAATCAAGCTCCTGTTACTGGTGGACAACCAGTGCCTACAGCAACGCCTACATCTGGTGGTGCGGTAGTTCCACAAGCGGCACCACAACCTGCTCCAGTGTCAGGTCCAGTTGTTCCAGGTCAAGCACCACAAGCGGCTCCTGCACAAGTAAAAACAGGTCCTACACCACAAGCTGGTACTGTTCCAAGTCCATATCCTGGTATTCCAGGTGTTGGCGCTCCTCCTGTGCCATTTGCTAATGAACCGCCAGCGGCATTTGCTTCACGCAAAAAAGCCTATGATGAAGAATTGGCCAAACATGCGGCTGATGTTGCTAAAATCAAAGAAGCATTACCTAATACACAAGCACAAGCTGACCAAATGCTTAACACGGTCAATGATGTTATTAACCATCCTGGCTTTGAAACCAACGTTGGTCTAAAAGGCGTAACAGGTTATTTACAATTGCCAGGTACAGAAGCACGTAACTGGAAAGCCAAATATGATCAGTTGATGGGACAAGAGTTTTTGGATGCTTTCAGCGGATTAAAAGGTGGTGGTGCTATCAGTGACAAAGAAGGTGCCGCGGCAACCAAAGCTCGCGCTGCCTTGAGTGATCCTGGTATTAGCGAAACAGAATTTAAACGCAATGCACAGATCCTTACTGACACAATCAAGCGTGGTATCAATCGCCAACGTCAAATGGCTGGTGAAGCTCCAGAACCAAAATACATGCTTGGTGACCAAGATGAAGAACATAAGAAGGCCGCATATGAATGGGCAAAGAGTCATCCAGAAGACAAACGTAGTCCACAAATACTTGCTAAATTAGGTGTAAGCTAATGAGTGATTTTGATCCAGATGCATTCCTAGAAGGTAAAACATCTACACCTGTAGAAGAAAAGACCATTAAGAATGAACCAGCAAAAGGATTTGATCCTGATGCCTTCTTGGGTGAAAATAAAACCACAAAACAAACTATAAACAAAATACCAGAACAAACTCCAATGCCTCAGTTTGCTGTGCCAGGACCTACTGGCATTAATCCACAAGCTATTGGACAGACACTTACTCCATTAGTTGAAGCTGGTAAAGGTGCCTTGGGTGGTTATGTAAAAAATCCAGCTACAGCATTGATTGATGTTGGTGCAATGCATTTTGGAATACCACCTCCATATGCTAGTGTTCAAACTGGTAAAGGTTTGTACAATGTATATAATGCAGCAAAAGAAAGTCTACAACAAGGTCGTCAAGTTGCTGGTGCTGTACCAGAAGCAAGTTCATCTGCATTCAATACCATTGCTGGAAAATTAAAACCAGAGGATCTTAATGCACTTGGAGAAATTGTTAAATCTAAAGGTGGAAAAGTTGCTTTAGAAACTTATAAATTACCAGAATATCTAGCCAATGATGCAGATGCATTGGCTGCCTTAAATGTTTTAAAAAGTCAAGCAGGAGAAATTCCTGGTGCAGCTTCTAGAATCTTAGGTCCAGTTTTACGTGGTGCAGGTAAAGTTTTAGGTCCAGCTGGTCTAGCAATGAATGCCTATGATGCCGCACAATATGCACAGGCCGCAGAACTAGGCAAACGCTTGGCAGCTGGTCAAGGTGGTATTGCACAACAGGCATTCCGCAATGTACAACATACCGCAGGTGCACAATATCAACTGCAACCACAAGAAGCGGCTAATGTTTTAGCGTCAGGTGATGCGGCAACCATAAATTTATATGGTGGTCCTGAAAGATTAAATCAAATTGCTGGAGGACAAAGTCCAATGGCCGCTCCTACTTCAACTAATTTTATTGACCGTATGCGGGCAATGGCACACCAATATAACATGATAGGTAATCAACAATGAGTCTTAAAAATTTACATGATGTATTAGAACGAGTATATGCTTCAAACTTTGTGGCATATCAACGTGCTCATGCCAGCCACATGAACATACGTGGACGCAACTTTGTCAGTGACCACAAACTACTACAAAGAATTTATGAATACTTGGAAAAGAACATTGATGTGCTGGGTGAAGAGATTCAGGCCTGTGGTGTTGGTCGTGTGCCAGAAACCATTGACATGATCCTAACCTTAAGTGCTATACAAGACACCATGCCTGCCATGGATGCAGATGGTCTCCTAATGGATACTTTAGATAACCTGTATGCCATGATTGATGTGTATCATGAAATGGACGAAGCAGGCCAAGAGGCCAACTATCCAGATGTGTGCAATATGGCCGCTGATCATATTCAACGGATTGCCACCTTCTGTTGGAAGATTGAAGCCACATTGGAAATTGAAGGACGTCATACTGACAGAGGACGCCGTGGTGGGTAAATTGGTTGAATTATATCGTTTAGAAGATCACATACGCGAATGCGACAAACGTTTTGATGGCGTACTTGAAAAAATCAATGCTATTGAACAGCGTTTGACCAACATGGAACGTCTTTTAATTGAAATCAAGTACGCCATACAGGGCGAAGTATACGATCCAGATTAATAGTTGGCGTGGTAAAATTGTTTGATGGCCTGGATAAAAAGGCCTAAATCAAATTGACCACCTTCTACACCAACTCCGTTTTCCAACATTTCAATTTCTACTTTGTCAGGATAATCTGGATCTGTAGTAATGCGTATGTCTTGTAGATCAATCATCTTTGACTACACCCAATACATGATCAGCATGTATGACAAAACATTCTTTTCTGCCAACTTTTAGTTTGACCACACTACTCCAATTAACAGCAACACGACTGCCCACAGGAATTGGATTCTTGTCTATGTCAGGTCCAATGCTGACAATCTGTGCCAATTCTGTTTCATCTGTGTTTTGAATAATAATACCACCTGCTGTTTCTTTGCTACGCCCTAAGGCTTCAATTACGTAAAATTTATTTGCTGCTTGAATCATTTACATCTCCTTAGTGTTTAATTGCTTCTATTATCATTACTATGCCCATTAAAATAAATGGACTCATTAATGTTGCCATTAAAATTAAAAATACAATAGCTGGATCCATTTAATCCTCTCTTTTTAATCTTAAAATTAACATTGTCTTTTCAGCACAATCCGCTGGATAGATTGTGTTGACAAACTCCTCAAATGACATTGACTTACCATCAATCATATACTTAACAGGTTCAAACATTTGTCCAAACCCGCCTTGTCCAAAACCACTTGGTGATGCTGCCATTTGTCCTTGACTCATATTTTGTAATCCATACGCTTGTTGGGCCATCATAGCTTGTTGCTGTGCGGCATGTTGATTACTGCCATAACATCCTGCGGCTCCAATGTTTGCCGCAATACCTTGACCAATAACTCCACTAAGCCACGTACTCATACAATCCTCTTGTAGGCAATACTGCCTCTAACTTGAAAACCAAACTGCTCATGCAGGCGCATGAATGCCTGTTGATCTGCTCTAATGCTACTGCTGGTTAGAACAGGTATGCGCCATGCGTGACACCACTCCGTCCATTGTTCTAATGTCTGTGCTATCAATGTTATACGTTGTCTTTGAGTTGCTGATAAATCCACGTGTATAAATTCTGCCGTGGCCAGTTCTTCCATAGCATACACGGTATACTTGCCACGCTCTAACCAAGCCCAGGCTAATAGTTTGTTTGTTGTTTTGTCTCTTGCTAGGGTGATTAATACTTGATGCGGTTCAAATGTTTGTTGAAGTATTGACTTATGCAGGTGATAAGCCATACGTGTGCGATTGGGCACAAGTATGCCATTGATTTCGTCTTGATAATTTTGTGCCACCAAATCCAAAATGTCTTCTACATCTTTGTGTCCTGCCTTGCGCCAGGCCCAGGCGTCATTTTGGGATATTTTATACTTTTCCATTGAATTCAGTTCCTATATAATATATTTAGTACTAAATAATTATAATCAATATTTTAAGGAATCACAAATGGGTCGTAATATTAAATTGGTAGATCTTGTGGTAGATCGCTATGTAAACTTAGATTTGTTCTATCGCAATCAGCGGATCATGCCATCAGGTTGTACTGAATGGACAGGAATTACCAGCAATATTGGTTATGGTTTTATTGGATTCAAAGGTGTAGATGCTACAACAGGTGCACCTGCCAAGGGTCAAGGTGGCATGATGACCACACATCGCCTGGCCTGGATGATTGCCAATCAACGTTTACCCACTCTACGCAACATCAATCATACTTGCCATAACAAGCTGTGCGTAAATCCTGCGCATTTAACGGAAGGCACACAGCGTGAAAAATTAGATGCCATGATGCGTGACGGTATCAAATCAGGTTGGCCCGCAGGCGTTGCACGTGGCGCCTATGATCATCAGCAACACAACAGACACTACAAATATACTATAGACGACATACAATGGGTTAGAACCAGTTCATCTGACGCCATTGTTGATCGTTATGGCATGAATATGAAACGTGCCTGTGCCATGCGTTATGCATTTAGACATGGTTATCGTTGGTTACCTTGTCCTGCAGGAATGGTCAAGTTAAAACCTGGACGCAAAAAGAAAGCAACTAAATAATCATGTGCGGCGGTCAAACTTTAATTCTCCTAATGCCATTGGTGAATTTCCTTAATATAGCCGCTGCACTCCTCAAGCCCAGGTTCTGTCATTGATTCCTGGGCTTCCTTTTATTAAATGGAACTGAAATGAATTATAAAGTAATTGAAGGCAACAACATTGATGTCTTACGCACATTTCCCACGAACCACTTTGACAGCATAGTAACAGATCCACCCTACGGCATTGACTTTTTGGGCAAGGCCTGGGATGCCAATACGGGTGCTTTAGAAACTTACCAAGAATGCCTGCGTGTGCTTAAACCTGGTGGATATATCTTGGCTTTTGGCCATGCCAGAACTTATCATCATTTGGCCATTACCGTAGAACAAGCAGGCTTTGAAATACGTGATCAGATCATGTGGATACAAAGTAATGGATTTCCCAAAAGCAATCAATCCTTGCGTCCTGCACATGAACCCATTTGCATGGCTCGTCGCCCAGGCAAACAGATCAAATTGGATCTTGAATCATCACGACACATGGGACGTTTGCCATCAAACGTTGTGGGTGATATTGCGGGCTATGAAAAATATTTTTATGCTCCACGTGTGACCGCACAAGAAAGACATGTAGGCTTGATCATGCCTGCGTCTGTGTATGGTCAAGCACAGGGTGCATTTGATCCTGTGACCAAAAAACGCTATGCTGTGGCCCTGGATCAACGAGCACAAGGCAACAATCATCCTACGGTCAAACCCATTGAATTAATGAAGTATCTTATAAAATTAGTAACACCTGCAGGTGGACATGTGCTGGATCCATTTGCAGGTTCAGGATCTACAGGCTGTGCCGCAGTAGAATTGGATTATGCTTACACAGGCATTGAATTAGATCCCAAGTATGTAGCGATAGCCAACAAGAGAATAGCCGCGTGGTATGGACACACGCATTTACCAGGAGTATTTGAATATGAGTGAACACAAGAGTTTGGTACATGTATTAGAAGATGTGGTCTTGGCCTTGGAATCTGAAGGTCAGACAGAGCAAGATATCTTTAGTTTGGTCAACATGATCCTGCGTGGATTTATTAGATCAGGTGAGATTACAGAAGAATATAAAGTTTTGGCACAACAGGCTATAGCCATGCGAGAAGCACACATGACGCGTCCTGTCCTGTCAGACGCACAAGGACGTCCTTTGGTGGGGTAGCAGACCCAATTTGGTCATTTGGAGATTCCCCAATCTGCCCGTATGAAACGGCAAAAATTCTGGGCGATGACATCCTTGGCTGTGCCGTTAACATCTGCTACTGAGTATTTAATCTAGGCGCCACGTGGCGTCAAATCAGTTAAATATATACATGAAAACCATATCAGATCCGTTCAAAACCACCATCGCTGGCATCAAAAAATCAGCCAATGTACGTGCGACTGTGAGACAGATACAAAGCAAGTTGATCAACTACGGTATTGTAAGCGAATCAGAAGAACAATTTTTACGTGAACATACTGATTATGGACAAATTGATCAAACGGAAGCCTTTACACAGGTATAATTTTCAGTTATACTAAATACTTTAGCACAGCAAAGAATTCACTCACGCAATGTGAGCGTTGTAAGGGCCAGGACTGCTGATTTGGCAGGTGCGGTAAATCCAAATCATCCTAAAACATTACAACGAGATTATGACAAACGAATACTTAACATATCAACAACGCAATCAACATTGGAAAATGGTTGACTGGCTCAAACAGCGTGGTATTACATCCGCAGACCTAGATGCACATCCTTGCATTGATGATATCATTTTGTTGATTCGTATTCGTGATGAATTTTGGACATTAATGACCATGAGCGAACAGGCCACTTGGGGTGCTCAATGGGGATATACCTATGGCAAACGACAGTTTATAAGACCACGGACCCTGGCCAAGTTTGAACACATAGTATTAACCGTAAACAACAGAGAACAACTCAAGACTGAACAAAGGCAACTGATCAAGGCATTACGCAACGAACAATTAAAACGGAGTCATAATAGTGAAGCGAAAGGGCTCCGCTCACACAGTTTAGATACGCGGACTGTGAACAATGAGTGTGCTGTGGATTGCCCATACTTCTAACAAAGTGTGGGTTGAGAGTATACTATAGGCAAAGGTCTCTCAAGCAATAATCTGTGTATCTCTGAAGTGAAGGGGCCCAAGAAGGCTTTTGAGCTTGAGAACTTGTAAGATTCAAATAGGTTGCGATCTATTTTGCTGTCTTACGATCTCAAGCCCAAGAGTAATTAAAATTTGTTGTGTTAACAATCACATAATAAATCACAACTTCTACGAAGTAGAGGTTGTTTATTATAGTGATAGGTCTTGTAAAGACCTCTTATAGATAAGGAATGGAAATGAGAACTGTAGACGTAATAGAATCGTTGTCTTATGACAAAGCACAACTTACGCCCATGCAATTGGGTTATATAGTAGATAGTTACACAGATGATCAATGGGCTCGTGTGGCTGAAATATTTCTTAGAGGTATTGGCAAAGAACATCAAGTACCTGGCCAGGTTGTTGGGATCTTTATGGGTATTGGTGACTTTTATCGCGAAACTGAACGGCTCACACATAAACAAAAAATTTGGTTATTGGATCACTTGATCACGCATTGGAATCAAGTAGGAGTTGTAATGCGTAGCCAATTGATGTTATAATAGATAAATAAACACATTAAGGAGTAATTAAAATGGCAAATCCTGTTAGAGGTGCCCAATTATGGGAAGAAATCGCAGTGGTGTTGGATTCAATTATCATTGACACACAACAGCCCATAGACATCAACAACCGTGCAATATGGGATCCATACTTGCATGCCTGGAGCAATGAAGACTGGGAAGACATGTTAACGATCGTAGACCATGCTGTCAAAACCAATCCAGACATAGCCCAAGACTATCACAGAACCACACTTCTAAATGCACGTGCGGCCCTGGACAAGGGTGGTAACCGTGCGCTAGATAAACGGGATACTAAACGTTATGCTTGGGCCGCAATCATGAGCATGCGTGAAATGTACAACAAGCTACATGGTTGGGATATACGTAATGCCCCAGGACAGACCTGGCCCAGGCCCTCAAGCGACACAGGATTTGATGAGATATTTACAACTGACTGATGAGGATTTGATTCAACACCCCAACCTGGACGGATTGGTCTGGCCCACAGGCACCGCGGTGCGTGGTGCACTTGCCACCTATTATGTGCCAGCGGATCACCCCAACATAGCCCTAATTGCCTGTTGTGTAGATAACTGGGTCGCGATACCCATTGACTCAAATAGGTTGACCAGAACTCTAATATAGCCTAAATAAGGCTATGGGCAGACATGAATATCCACCTAAACTTGAACAGCCTGACAGAATTCGCCTGCAGGATGGCCGTGAAATTGTGACGGCAGACTACGTGAATCGCCAGACCAACCGTGAAACTTGGAATCTACGTACAGGACAACGCATGGCCAAAAGAACACGTGCTACCACACAGGTTGACACAGGTCTGGCAAACATGTATAATAAGACGGATTAGGCTGTAACCCCTGCAAACACATAAAACGGTTTGGTTACAATCAGGGGCGGAAAGGTCAACATGGTGTTGGCCTTTCTTTTTGGCTGCGTGTTGCGTAAAAACAACGTTGTCTAAAAGCCACAGACCATAAAATCCCATTAATGTATAATAGTTGTATAGTTAAACAAAAGGAGTTATTGAAATGAATTACAAACATATTATGAATTTGGCCATTAAACGTCGTGAAACACTTGTTAAGCGTATTGAACGTGCTCGTGCAAAGTTTGATGATGTTAAATGCGATCAAATAATGATGCAATTACAAGCAGAAAACTCAATCATATATGATTGCCGTCAACAACTTGGTTTAAGATAAGAGGCCGCAGAATGACACAGGCCGCTCTTGAACAAGACATAGAACTCGTAGTAAGAGCACAGGCCAAAGTGGTTAATTTGCTTTACGTTAGACCACGCTATAGAGTTAGGGATGCACAGCGTATTCTACGTGCTGCTAAAGAATTAGAACTTTTGGCCAAGGAATTAGAACCGCAAGATCAGTAGGCCGCCTACCGCTCACGGAAATGGATTCAGTTTGCCTCACACGCTAAATAAATTATATGACAACAACCAACGCCATCATCAACGCCTCCGCAGACGCTTTAAGCCAAGGCCGTTACAAGATCAAAGCACCTTCACGTGGCGGTGCAAGACCTGGTGCAGGCAGACCCAAGGGCTCTACGGCTCTCATAACCGCCAGAACCTTGGTAGAAGCCATTGAACAGGAATCAGGTAAACCTTTTGAAGTCATGCTGGCAGAAGGCTATGTAGACGCTGTGCATAATGGTGATCATAAGACTAGACTAGAATATGAACGCATGATCCTTGGTAAGGTGGTCTCAGATCGCACAGCAGTAGAAGTCACAGAATCAGAAGACACGGCCGCTGCCAAGGCTGAAGCTTTTGCTCAAGCCCTCCTAGCTTTGAATACCCAGGAGCGGCCCTCATGAGCCAAGGTAAACTAACAGGAGCCAATCCAGGCCTAGGCGAAGCCAATGTGTCAGGCGCTGTGAGCCAACAAGGTATGGTGCCTACGCCCACCCAAAACACCATAGGCCAATTTGGTAATGCATTTGGGCAACCCAATCCCGTACAACCACAAACACCACAAAATGGGAGTTTGAATCCTGTGCAAGGTCAGAGCACGTTTGCGTCAGGTGCTGTGGCTCCTACAAGTCCAGTTGCACAGAGTAATCAAATACCTGGCAACATTGCGCCTGTGGCGCCAGGACCGTAACTATGACTATGCAAACGAAACCATTGAGAGAGACACAAGCCACAACGCACAAGCCCTCAGGCACCAGCACAGCCAATCCCAAATCTGGTACGAGTTTCGTAGAGTCTCCTGAGCCTGTGGAGAGAAACCGTGGCCAGGCTAGGCACAGTATAGATGATTATGCACCACATTCTAAACACCGTGCAGAGGCCAGTCGCCACTATCATGAGGTAGTGGTGGGCAAGACGGCGACAGGACAATTTGGTGACCGTGCCATAGAACGCTTGAACCCTACGCAAGCCGCGCCACGAGTACGATCGTTTCCAGGCCTGGCCAATGGTTAAACATCAGCTAAATAAACTTATAGATTGATTGTTATGGCAAGGAATAATGGGACATTGAGCCCACAGAAAAGATTAAACCAAAAGAAGTCTGACTTAAAAAGGTTTTATGGTTTAACAATAGCAGAAGCAGATTATTTACGTTCTACATATGGTTGTGAAATATGTGGAGCAAAGGCAAAGAAGATGGTTATTGATCATAAGATACCAGGAACCTATAGAGGGATACTTTGCCAACAATGTAATACTCGTTTGGGATGGGTAGAGCGTTATAAAGAAGTTATAGATGATTATTTAGAAAGAGGCCCACAAAATGCCACTAATTCATTCAGCGAGTAAGAAAGCGTTTGGCGAGAACATTGCTAAAGAACGTGCCGCTGGCAAGCCTGAAGCACAGTCAGTTGCTATTGCTTATGCTACCAAACGTGAAGCTAAGAAGCATCCACATCACTCTGATCATAGTAGCAAACGTAGTGATCATTATCATGCTCATGTGGTCACAGATGAAGTACGCCCAACTACCATCATGGGCATGAGCACCGCAGCACACAAAAGTCAACATGCACCTGAGAGTGCAGAAGATGCAACAGAAAAAGGACACAAGCTATAATGACCGCTAAACCGTTAAAAGGTACGTACAACCTTAACCCAACTAGTATGGTAATGAAACAAGGTAGTGAGCAAGAACGTGCTGAACGTAGCCGTCCTGGCCCTACACGTGTTGCGGGAGCACGCATGGCAGAAGCACATGAAGCCGCAGCAGACACAGCCTGTACAGAATGTGATGACTTGAGCCATCCTGCCATGCAGACTCGCCATAGTCATCCTAAAAATATCAAACACACAGACGGTCGTGCTCATGAAGACGATCACCATGCAGTACGCAAAATGAAGGGTATGATGTAATATGAAAAATACAACACTAGGTCGCAAGGCCACGAACACAATGAAACCAAATGAAGGCACAAGTCACAGCAAGAGCCGTGTACAAACAGGCGATGGTGCAGACTTTGCATTCAACGGCCAAATGGGCGACGGCGTTAACCGTAGTGAAAAAACACATCGCTATGCAGGTAACCATTCAGGCCTTGTAGCCAAAGAGAATTATGGTCACAAAACGTTCAAGGGCAATGAATCAGATTGCCACGCAGACCGTATGGAGTCTATTGGTCCAAGCGCAACAAAGGATCCTGAACGTTATAGTATCGCTACTGCCGCACAAGGTCATCCCATTGAATCTGGTTACAACAAGGTACCACATGTGGCCAATCCTGACAAGATCTACATTACAAAGGCTATCAAATAATGTCATTAAGTACAAGCACAAACGTTTTTCCATTGGGACCAACCTTTGCCATAGCGGCCTCTACAACGTCAGCACAGACTTATGTTACCGCTGGTTCTAACAACATTGCCAGTATTCTTGTTGAAAATTTAGACACTACTAATGATGTGTTTGTCAACTGGTCATTAACAGCTGGCACAGTAACAGCCACAGTACCTTCAGCAGGTGCCGCACAATCTGGCGTTACCGTTCAGAATAACTCTAGTAAGATTATTCAAGTTGGCGTGCCAGGTACATTTGACAGCAATATCACAGTAGCGGCCAATGCTGTTACAGGTACAGCTACAGTACATATTACACCAGTAGCATAAGGAACTCATATGATCACCAAAGGCAAACAATGGATCGCGGGCGCCGTCAAGCATCCTGGTATCCTACACAAAGAACTACACGTTCCAGCTGGAGAGAAGATTCCAGAGAAGAAGCTTAAGGCCGCAGAGCGTAAGGGTGGCGTTGAAGCTCGTCGTGCTCACCTTGCAGAGACCTTAAAGTCGTTTCACCATAAGAAATAAGGCAAACAAAAATGAAAGAATACACAGGTAAAGTACGTATTTTAAAAGAAGCTGAATCTGACCGTAGAGATACACCAGATGAGCGTACACGTTTTAGTCGTAACCCACATGCACGTGACAATGTCAATGTAGCACAAGGACCACGCGTGGGTATGGAAGGCGCACACAAGGCCAAGCGTGGCCGCTTCTTGGATGCCAAAGCAGAACGTGCTCCACTAGCAGATATGATTGAACGTGCATTTGGTCATCGTGCCGCGGAACTAGAAGCCAATCCAGGCGAACATGAAGTCGCAGGTTCAGGTGCCATTGACTCTAATAGTCAAGTACGTCGTTTTGCAGCACGCAAGAACAAGTACAAAGATTAATCCGTAGTAAAGGTCCAGTGGCTGTACCTAACAGCCACATATTTAATTTTAAGGAACTGAAATGAAACGTGAAACACAACCTCTCCAACCTGCATTCGCAGCGGACAAACAAGAACCACAAGACCTAGGCTTTGACTTAGAAGGTCTCATGAGTGACTTTCCCACAGCAGGCGAACTACAAAAGTTTGTATTTGATCAAACAGGTGTAGTGTTAAATCTCAAAGGACGCTCAAACAAGGTCAAGTATCAAATTGCCTTAGACACCTTGAATGGCAAAATGCCACCTGCTGCTGTGCTGGGCAATGAAAATCCCTATGTGGACAAAAATGATATTGTGCCCTTGGAACCCTTACGTGCAACTCCACCACAGCCTGAAGAAATACGTGGACAGATTCCTGTGACGCAATTTCAATGCAACATATTTCCACATCCTGACAAAGAATGGGCCGCAGCTGGACAAAAGTGCCATGTCATGTTCCGCAAATATATTGACAATACTATCACCTATGAAATCATGGGTCCCATTGCTCAACGTGCCATAGGCCAGCGTGTCAACAAATATGGCAAAGACGTGCCAGAAAAATACGTATGGGTTGATCCACGCCAAGGCG